CAAATAGATAAGATCGACTTGCACGTTCTTGCCATCGACGTACATGATGGCGAACGCCTGCTGCCAGTTAGCCGATCCCTTGGTGTATGAGGCCTTACTAAAGTCCATGAGGTTTCCTACCTCGACGCCATGCAAAACACGCCCTATACGGCCTCCAGAGGCCTCTGAGAAGGACGATCTGCCTGCCCTGTGAGTATGACCCGAAATGACCGACTTGCCATGCCTACGGGCTGCCTCAAGGGCTGAGAGACCCCCCTGTGACTTGATAGGGGTATGGTCGCCGTGGACTGCGATCCAGCCCGGGGCTATGTTATACGGCTTTTTGTGGAAGGTAATCCCTAGCTCATCAAGCTGCATAAACTTCTCGAACCGAAGCTCGGGCAATGATAAGAATGACGGGATCTTGCGCATGATCTGGTTATAAAGGCGGTCTGTGTGATTAGACCTAATCATTTGAGTTACTTGTAAATCGTAAAGTACCTGAACAGCCTCATCGCGATCTTCTCCAAGAGTCTGCTCGTAGGCTTCTGGTGTTCCCTCTGCCCACTTGCTGATCGTGTTGAAGTCAATCTCGTCCCCTATTGTTACTACTTCTTGCGGCTTAAACTTACTGATAAAACTAACTAGATTCTTGACTGCGTGTCTATCGTGGAACGGAACCTGTAGGTCGCTCACTATGACTATGCGCTTCATTTAATCCTCGTCTTCGTCATCCTCGTAGGGTATGCGGTCGGGTGATGCAGGAAGCCAATTAGGCGCAGGAAGGATTGTCGCTGGGTAAGTATCGACTGCGGTTACGATATAAAGCGCCTGATCTACAGTAAAGCCTGACTTCCTAAGCGCTTTGTAATATTCGTTAATTCCAATGCAATAACTTTCAAGCTTAGAGTAAGACTCTAAGTCGATTGTCTTCTTGCGCGCCATGTCAAAAATTATCGCTCAAGGAGGATGTTATAAATCTCATCGACACGCGTATTTAATCTCTTAATTTCAGAGAGTAAGTGAGTAATAACGTAGCCTGCAAGGCCACCGATGACGGCAAGGCTGGCGAAGTAAAGAGTTATGAAGTCAGTCGTGTTCACTTTTTGGGGCTCGCGTATCCGAATACGCCTGCAACGATCGCGCCAAGGATTGAACGATAGTCAAGTGCGAAGTTAGATGTGGTACCCCATACGGCCAAGAATGCACCAAGTGAGATAACTGCTGGATGTTTCATATTCATGCTGTGCCGCCTATCATCGGGATATTGAACCAAGTAGAGTCTTCATCGCCCTTTGTAGTAAAGCTGATATGCGCATGGTGATTATGCTTATTGATCCCATCATAAGGACGCCAACGCCAAGCCTTTCGAGGCGATGCGATCTTTCCGTTAAAGATGATGTAAGCGATTCTCTTATCGCCAGACTTTCCAGCGAGTCGAATCTGATCTGCCAAGTCGGGCATGAGATCGGGCTTCCCGTTCTTACCTGAAAGGTCGCGGTCAACATCGATGGCACGAACCCATCCCTGTGCATCTGGATTATGATCAGACTTGCGCGCAGCGTGTCGAGTGTCACCGATCCAGCCGTCGGAAGTTCTATCTCGACCGGGGAATGCGTCATCGATCTGCTCACGAAGTTGAATCGCTGATCGACTTAAACGCGGCTTCACAGGCTGCACACTCCCATCGCTTTAGATCGTTAAGTAATAATTCGTCGTGACCGCATTCTGGCATGGGTGCGATAAATGCATCATCGATTGGATCGTAGGTATAACCGATCCCTGCGTAGTTAAAACGAATGTTTCCGTTATAGCTTGTCTTGACCCAAGTACCGCCAAGGTTATCGATTAACCATGAATATCCTTCATCGCCTGCAGGGTCATTGTTGTCGCCTACTAATACGCGAATGACTTTAGAGTTTTCGTCTATTTCTGCCCAATGACTCATACTGGATATCTCACAATCACAATGCCTGAACCGCCTGTGCCGCCGTTAACAGTGTCATTACCTTGGCCACCACCGCCAGAGCCAGTGTTAGTAACGCCGTTTCCTGGAGTCGTGGTGTTTGTTCCATCGCCACCACCGCCAGAGCCGCCAGTAGAAGTACCAGCTTGAAAACCTCCGCCACCACCACCGCCAGCATAAAATCCGCTGACTCCAGTAGATGTTGCAGTTGCCCAAGTGCTCCAGTCGTTACGACCAGCGCCACCGTTACCAGGTGTCGTTGGTGTTACCGCAGTTACGCCGACGGCACTACTTCCACCACCGCCACCACCTAAATTGTTTGTCGTATCATTGCCGTCGCCACCTGCAAATCCATAGCCAGTAGCGCCACCAGAAGATCCTTGAGTTGCTGCAGCGCCGGGCTTAAAGGTAGAAAAACCAGAACCACCACCGCCAGAGCCGCCTGTTTTGGCTGCATTACTTCCGCCGCCTCCGCCTCCGCCACCGTTAGCAGTAATGGTGTCAAAAGTAGAGTTAATTCCTGTGCTTCCAGCGCTTGCTGCGCCTCCACCAGCTCCGCCTCCACCGATTGTTATATTGTAATTCGTTGCAGTGACGCTTCTGCCGCTTTGGTAACAGACTCCACCAGCTCCACCGCCTCCACCGTGTCTACGACCTCCACCGCCTCCGCCCGCGATAGTCAATACTTCAATAGTTTGACCTGCAGGTGCGTTGGTCACTGTAAAAGTGCCGTTGGCAGTAAAGGTGTGATACTTGTATCCACCGCTAGTGACTGTCGTGCCACCAGTTGCAGTAATTGGAGTTATTGGTTGCGTTAATAATCCAGCAACGACATTGCCTATCATTATCCAATAGCTCCGACGACGTACCAAGTATCTGTGCCGGTCTTAATGCAAGCTGCGCTTTTATATTGTCCGAGGGTAGGCTGAGCCGCTACCGCGCCAGCCGAAAGAACTGTAGTAGTGCCAGAGGTGACTGCCTTAATTGTGCAAGTACCAGTACCAATATTGAGGACTGTGATGACTGTGCCGATTGGGAATGCTACAGATGCATTGGTAGGAATGTTAAAGGCAATTGCTGTTGACTTGTTCATTATCTCTAAGACTTGATAAGCGTCTGCGATGACTGCCGTGTAGTCATTAGTGTTAGCAGCACCGACAGTAAAGGCTACTAGGCCGTTATAGTCTGCAGCCGTAAAGATGTCGCCTGTGGTCGCTGGAAAGCCTTCTGCCATGATTTTCTCCTAGTATCCCATTATGGATTGTCCGATTATACCGTAAGTCGATGATCCAATGATGAATCCTTCGACTATAGGCTCAAGTGTTGTAACTGTGCATTTCATTGAATTGGGTGTGATGTCCCACGCTAGACCCTGCACTTGCAAGGTCTTGACGATTGTGGAGCCATCTGGCTGAACGTTAGTAATCTTTACATTGTCAAAGTAATCTAGGCCGATCATTGTGTCAGTTGGAACGGCTGTATCCAATAGATCGACTGTCATCTGATCGATGCGGATTGTGGTCTCAGCTCGAGTTGCTACATAAATCTTAGCAATGTCTAGAACTTGCGCATCGGTCTCTGGGATCATCTCGGTGACAGTAGTGCCATGAGGGAAGTACTTGGCAGATGAATCGACGTTTACTGCTGTCTGCGCCGTGCCACCAATGCGTGTCATGCTGGCTTGGTTAATTATGAGCTTGTCATCGAAGGCGTACTTAAGGTCACTGTATGGAATGCCAGTAGTCTGATTAAACTCGATAGGGGCTGCCGCTAGGGAGCCGACTACATCGTTACGATCCTTGAACTCTGCCGTGCCATCTGTACGGATAAAGAACGCGCCCTGCTCTGCAAACTCTGCAGCCTTAAGAGCTGCTAGGGCTGGACGCGATGTCCCCGGATCTGCCTGCACTGTGGTCGATCCTGTGTCGGTGATTCTCATCGATGTAGGGAATGAGACCTGATCTAGAATCTTGGTGATGCGTGTGCCTGTGGTCTGGCCTGCCGTCGCTCCGCTTACTGTCGAAACGTTAGCCATCTGAAACAATCTAAAGGCATCGCTGCAGATGATATCGACGTAGCCGATCTCTTGGCCTGTTGGATAATAATACTTATATGAATCAACATAACCCGAGAATAGAAAGTGCTGAGTAGTTGCCGTAGTAGCTGCGACACGAATCTTGCGAAGTGGAGTCAGATAGCCGAAGTACGGGCTGGATGTATTTTGAGGGTTGAAGTAAGAGTCTGGGTCTAAGACTCGAACAGTACAGTTGCCAGCTTCGTAGGTGTCTCGCATGATGTTGCGTCCACGGCTGATCTTGATGGATCGAGTGACGCTGCTGAGATCGACTACGGGATCGGGAACTTCTGTCGCCGCGAACTGAGACACGCCAATAACGCCGTTGATAGGGTCGCCAATAGTAAAGGGATAGCCGAAAGTTGCTCCCTGGCTAAAGTCGAATGAGACCGATATCGCGGCAGGTAAGGTCATAGCAAGCCGACAGAACCTCGGCCACCTGCGCGGCCTACTGAGTTAAATGATCCTGAGAGTGAGTCATTAATTGAAACGTCTCTGATTGCGCCGCCCACTGCTTGATCGTTTAGATAAACCTCAACATTAATGGCCTGCTGGTCTGCTCGTTGGAATGAATTGACTGCAGACATTAACTCCATTTGAGCATCGGAGAACGTGGACGATGGAGCAATTGGAGCTGTTTGTAATTGTGCTATAGATACGCCAAGGGCTGAGGCTGTGTAATTGAGCAAGTCCTGAGGGAGTGTCCAGTTGCGGTAAGGGTTAGGAGCCTCTGGAGTGGTGAGCAATAACTGGCGCAACTCGTTCTGTCGTTTTGTCGCTGCTTCTAATTGATCAGATAACTGAGTGGCAAGGCTTGCATTACCTTCGAGAATAGCCTTCTGCAATAGTAAGGATATGCGGTCAGTCTCGCTAATCTTACCCTTAAGCGCTGCTTCAATACCGATAGCCTCAAGGTTAAGAGTCTTTGATGCCTTCTGCAAGGCTAGAGACTTTTTCTGTGTGTCGAGAGTTTTCTTTTGTAGTGCTGCTAATTCTTTAGCGCGCTTGGCTGCTGCCGCTTCTGCTTTTCTACGAGCTTCGACGTTAGGATCGATGTACCCCGGGCCTAGGGCAGATGATGGATAACCGCCCATTCCACCGATCGGTCCGCCACCAAATGATCCGCCACCCATGGTGCCAAGGAATCCAGCGGCTCCGCCAAACATCTTGACTAAGTTGCTGCCTGTAATTCTGTCTAAGACTCCGACTAAACCGAATCCTGCCTGTGCGGCTTTATCAAGGTTGGAGACCAATACAGCAACGTTACGAAATGCGGCAGCCGTACCCTCTGCAAATGTATTCATCGCCGTGGTTAGGTCTTTAATATTGCCTGACTCGCTTGACAGAATTGTAAAGGCATCGATAAGACCTTTACCGATAGTCTCCTGAGCTTCGCCTGCGGCTGTAGTAATTACTTCTAACTTGCCAGCGTAGGTCTCAAGGTAGGCAGCGTTAGCCCCTGTGAATTGCTTGTTTAATCTTTCCTGAACTTCTGCGAAGCTCATTGTCTTTAATTCTGCAACGCTTAGACCAAGTGAGTACTTGCGAAGTCCTCGGGTCTGTCCGACGTATGCAGCGGTGAGATCGCCCACGACTGTTTCAAAATCAACGCCTGAACCGCGTGAAATGTCTAGGGCTTGAGTAAGTAATTCTAATGCTAGGCCTAGATTCTTGACAGATTGCGCCAGCTGAGAGGCTGCCTTTTCATCTGCGATAAATGCGGCGACCGACTTCTTGCCAAAGTTTACTATTGCAGCCGTTGATAGACCGATGCCTGCTGCGCCTGCTAAACGCTTGAAAGACTTGTTGAGGCTTTTGACACTATTGTCAGCGTCCTTAAAGGCCTTCTTACCCTTGAACTCACCGATAATCGGGATGCGTAACTCAGCCATTATTACCTCTCGCGTTAAACTTTGCGGCAGCCTTTTCGAGTGCCTTGATTACTCCAGCCTTGGCTTTGCCTTGATCTTGGTCATAAGCCTTAAACATTGCGCGGCCTTGCATCTTGCGACTGCCTGCGAATGTGCCCGTAAATCTAGGTGAGAAGTTGCCAGTCATGCCAGACTTGCGGCCTGCGGTTTCAACAATCGCGCCTGCAGCGGTCTTATTATGAATCGATACTGTCTGCACCCAGCCTTGGCGGTTTGGCTTGGTTGGTGTCAGTTTATAACCAATGCCTCGACGTGCCTCGGCT